TTTTTTGCCAGATTTAGAAAAGTGTTTAATTCTTCTTTGGTATAGCAATTATCTTTTTTTTCCACTTCTTTAGCTTTAGGCTTGATTATTTTGTCAATCGGGTTACTTTTGATAATGTCCAACATTACAGCATACTTTAAAATACGATTGATAATCGACGCATAATTGGCATACATGGAGTATTTTTGACTTAATTTAATAAACAATGATTGGCAAAATATGACTGTTATTTTATCTACGTTCACGCCTTCAAAATATTCAGCTATCATATAATCAAGTTTTTGCTTCGTATTAAAAGCGGTAGAAGCCTTGACAGTTGTTTTATAATTTTCAAACCACAGATTTGCTACTTCTTTGAAGGATTTTTCAGTCTGGTTAGAAGGAAGCCCGTATTCTTCCACGTTTAAAAGTAAGTTCCTTTCTGCTTGTTTGGCTTCCTTGATTGTTTTAAACCCCCGGCGCGTGGTCCTTCTTTCCTTACCGGTTAAGGGGTCCACGCCTAAATAAGTTTGAAATAAGTAACGAGTTTCCCCGTTTTTCATAGTGTATTTTTTAATCATGTCTTTCCTTTCTTCTGATAGCTTGCCCGCATAGTTGAGAAAGTGAAAAGAAAATGTTAAAATACAAGTGTATTTTTTTCATGTCCTTCCTAGCTTGTAGAAGCTTGGGAGGTTTTTTTATTTGTACAAAAGTTCAATTAGTTCTATTCCTGAATCTGAAAAGACTCCTGAATTAATTAATTTTTGTTTGCTAAGTCCCAAATATTCCGGGTTATCTGACCTTTTGGAAGTTTCTAGTTGATCTGAATAATAACGCTTGATAAAATTCTGTTCTTCGATTTTTAAACCGTCGTACATCCCTTCAATAGATTCAGCCAAAGTCACAATAGATTCATTTTGGGGGAAGTTTTCACACAATATCACCAATTCAGAAAGATGGTCTAAAGTATTTTTTAATGAATCCGAATAAGTTTCAAGATCCGCAGTAGTCGTTAACGGAACAGAATATTTCTCTATTTGTTTCATTGCTTCACTTGCTTTTGAAAGTTGATCAGTTTTTACCTTTTTCTTATCAATTATCTTTATATTACCGCTTGAATCGGTTTTTAAAAACAACGCAGTTAAAGCGCAATATAGACCAACAAAGAAAGGCACTACGGTCCAAAAGAAGAACAGGGAGAGAAAGCCTTTTTTCTTTTGGCCTGAATAGAAATAGTGCGCCCCAAAAACTCCTAAAAATACAGCTAAAAGAATGTATATTAATTTATTGCAATTATATTCTTTAGTTTCTATTTTATAAAAGCTGTACCCTACCATTTCGGATTCCGGCGCCGTTCGCTTGGTATTATTACGACTTCCATTCTTCAATGGTTTTAAAGGGTCAACCGTTACTTTATGGTAAATCTTATTATAAATAGCCTTTTCAGGATTTTTAATATAGCCCATTCCTTTTTTTCCGTAAAAAGGGTTTACTGATTTTTTCAAAGTTCTATTTAATCTTCCGGTTGTCCTAGCCTTAAAACTCTTTTTTAGACTGGGTGTTCTAACTCCAATTTTCACTTTTTTAATTCCTTTCTTAAATCAAGGCTTTATATTCTTCCTTTACCATGATTTCATCCGTAACCGTGGTTAGATGGTAAAACTCCATAAATTTTATATAATTAAAATCCGCCTTATTTTCTAATTGTGAAAGGGCGTCTTTCAATAAGTGGTGGATCATATTCCTGTTTGCTTCATTCTCACAGCGTACCCTAGCATTAGTATATTCCGCCGTAGTATGGTCCAGGTGACCTAATTCGTGAAGCAATACCTTTATTCTTTCCTTTTTGTTTAATTTATCAGAAATAAAGGCTGTTTTAGTGATAGGATCATAAAAACCAACTTCATCCGGCAATAGATCACCGTCAAAAGTATGTATAGTAATATCATGATCTTTCAAAATTTCTTTTTCAGTCAAGGCTTAATACCTCTAATCATTCGTTTCCTTTAAATAGGCTTCTATTATGGATTGAATGATTTTTTTCTTTTCTTCAGTTAATTCCCGACCACTGAAAAGCATGACGCTGTTAGAAATTTCTTCTACGTTAATAGTCGGGGTTTTATCTAATTGATCACTAGAAGCATGATTAAGGTTTTCCGAACGCCCTAATAAGTAATCAGTTGAAACACCGAAATAATCGGCTATTTTTGCTATGTGTTCTGCTGAAGGTGCTTTTTTATTTTTTAAACTATAAAGGTAGTTTGTACTAAAACCTAGATCTTCGGCAATCTTTTGCAAGCTAATTCCTTGTTTTTTAGCTAACATTTTTATTTTTTCGAATGTCTCGAACATTGATTTATCAACCTTTCTGAAGGATTGACAAAAAATATTTATATTTTCGTGTAAAAACGCTTGACAAATTTTACACGAAAGTATAAAATAGTTTTTGTAAGTGAGAAACAACTAAAAAAACAACTAAAAAGATAAACAATAAATTAAGTTTTGGCGAACCGGTTTTATTGTTAATATCAATGTTTTTATTATGCCTTCATTTTACACAAACGTATAAAATAAGTCAAGAGATAACACAAAAAAATAGTTGAAATTTTAGTTGTTTTCTTCTTACAAAATAAATAAAGAAAGGACAAGAATATATGCCAGATATTGACGTAGGACGAAAAAAAGTAGTTGCATTCCTAGAAGCAAACAATATCAAAAAAAGCGATTTGGCTTCAGTATATGGGCGGGACCGCCAGGAAGTAACAAACATTTTAAGCGGTTCAACCCGTGGCCCGAAAGCGAATAAGTTTATTTTGCAAGTGATAGCTGATTACAATATCGACTAACACACAAAAAAGCGTCCAATAAAAATTGAACGCTTCAGAAATTTTAACTACTTACATTATAACACAACTAAGCTTGCCCGCATAGTTGAGGGGGTGAAGGATGGAAAATATAAGTTTACCGCCTTTGCTGAATGATGAGATAGCAAAGATGGCTATTAAAGAATTGCTTCAGTTTGCAAAAGAAGAAGCAAGAAAGGAATTGGAAGCGGAACGACTACCAATCAACCAAAAGGATCTTTGTAAAAGGTTTGGCTTCGACCACGGTTACATTAAGAAATTAAGACGCCGGGGGCTAAAATTCAGGAAGCAAGGACGTGAAAAGATGTACGACCTGAAGGACGTATATGAAATTTTAGAACAAGAAAAGGAAATTGAAAAATGTTAGAACCAAGTTTAACCAGTCAAGTTGCCGGGGTGCTACTAGTTGCCGGATTTTCTTTCACAGCTGGTTTTATCACAGCCGTGAGAGATTACCGAAAAGCGGAACGCAAGAAAAAACAAGAAAACAAAGTAGCTGAATTACAAGCCCTTTGGGAAGATGAAATTAAGGCACACGATCAGAAAGTTATTGAAGAATACAACAGCCAAATGGCCCTATTAAGGAAAGCTTCAATTTCTGATAATAATTAGGGAATGGCTGAAGTTCTTTAAAAAAAAGGAGTGAAAAATGGCTACTTTATACGAATTAACAGGCCAGTATTTAGACATTTATAATTTAGAAATTGATGATGAAACTAAATTAGACACAATCGAAAGCCTGGGACTTGATGAAGAAATTGAAGCAAAGGCAGAAAATTACGCTAAATTGATCCGCAACCTTGAAGCTGATAAAAAGGTTTATAAGGATGAAGAAGAACGCTTCAAAAAGAAAAAAGAAAGCACTGATAAGAAAATTGAGCGCTTAAAACGTGACCTTCAGGCTTCGATGGAAATCACTGGAAAAACAAAAATCAAAGGTGAACTATTCACCCTTTCGATTCAAAATACAAAAGCTAGTGTAGTAGTGGATGAAGCAAAACTACCTGAAAAGTATTGGACTAAAAAGGTAACGGAAGCACCAAACAAGAAGGAACTTTACGACCTTTTGAAAGCTGGTGAAGAAATTGAAGGCGCTACGCTTCAGGAAAATAGAAGTTTACGGATCAAGTAAATGAAAATTTTAAGTATTGATCCATCATCAAACAAGGCTGAAGATAGCACTTCAGGGATTGTTTACTTGAATAATGCCCGTTTAATAAACCATTGGGTGGTACCTAAAGGGTTACCAGCTATTAAACAATGGTTTGATGAAATAGGCTATGAACTAGCCTCGGACGTAGTAATAATTGAAAAATTTGAAGCGCGTGACAATGACTTATCAAAAGATAATTCAGTTTTAGAAACTATCGCTTACTTTCAGTTATTTTTTCCGGAAGCAATTCTACAAAGAAACGCCGGGTATCAATCAGATATACCAAATGAACTTCTAAAGGCCCTTAATTTGTGGAAATTCGAAAAAAGTCACCACCAAGACGCCAGGGCTTCCGCCCGTTTGGGATTGTTTTGGGCCGTGAGAAATGACATTGAAGAAGTTATTTCAGATATTGGAAAGGTGGTATTAGAGAATAGTAATAAAGCTTAAAAAATGGCAGAAAGAAGCTGTTAAGCGTAGCGATAGGATAACAAATGGGATTTTTTTAGAAGCCCTTGGGGGCCGTGGTAAAACGATTTGCGCCCTTGAAATCTGTAAACACAAAAAAGCTAAGAAAGTTTTAATCTTAAATAACCGCTTATCCATTCTTGAAGGCTGGAAAGACACGGTTCAAAAGTTCAACTATTCGGATAATTGCGATTTTGAAATTATCACAGATAGAACTTTACAGAATAGAGTTAAAAAGGGCCTTAAAATCGCTTGTGACGTCTTAATAGTGGACGAATGGCAGAATATGTCAAGCGACAAATTAAGCGCCTTATATCGCAAAATAAAGCGTAAATACGCTATCGGGTTATCTGCTACACCAATCAGAAAGAAAGGGCAGAATTTCTACCCTTTGGAAAAAACAATTTTCGGTTATGCTACGCCTAATCAGAAATTTGAGTGGCAAAAAACACATGGTCAGATGGTTTACGATCCGTTTTCATACTCTAAAGAGAAGTGGAAAGATTTCAAAGATTATGAAAGCTACGTCAATAATCTCCCTAACTTCTTCCGCTGGGAAGAAATCGAAAAGATTGAACAAGCAACGGAAAACAACGGCTACAAGATCCGCTTTTATAAAAACACTTTGAAAGTCGGAAATCCGGAACTTTTGAAGAAATTCAGAAAGTTGAATTTAGTAACAGTTGACGGAAAAACCGCAATAGCTAAACAGTCATTCGGACGGGCTACCTTTGAACGGTATCTATACCAAACCGGGGTAGAAGTTGACTTTCCAAAGTTAAAACCAATTAACCAAGATACCCCGCTACTGACCACGCTTGACGGTTTAATAGACCGAACCCCTGAAGATATGCTGATAGTAAGTAAGTCTAAACAGGTTGTGAACGTGATCCACGAAAGACACCCGGAAATAGGAATATGGACCGGGGACCGACAAGAGGGACTAGATAGAAAAGTAGTAGTTGCTACTAGTCAAGTTTTAGGCGTCGGAGTGGACGGTTTACAGCATAAATATAAGACTATCGTAGTCCTTGATCCGGTAAGTGAAGAATCCGGGGAGTATGACGATTATAGGCAATTACTTTGGCGGGTTACGGGAAGCCGGCAACAAAATGACGTAAATATTATTGAATTTTATTTTAAGGAAGGGTAACAGATGAATATTGAAGCAATCGTATTCGGTACACTAATTTTTATGGTAGGTTTCCTTTTAGGGGAACGCGCAACAAAAGACGAAAAGAAAGAAAAAGAGGAACAAAACAATGACTAAAGTAACAGCTAAATATTATGTATTTCGTGATAAAGAAGTAGGCGAGTTTTTGGCAAAATACAAAGACCGCGGACGACTAGCTTTTGAAAATGACTATACAGATGAAATTCAAGGCGCCTTGACTTTGAGCGAGGAAGGCTATGAGCAACAAAAGAAAGAAATCAAAAGCCTTGCGAAAGCCTTTGGCGCTGAAATCATTGAAGTCAATGCAACTTTTGAATTGTCTTACCCTAATGGTGATGAAATTCGCGAAATTAATAACAATGATTCAGACAAGTTTGAACAAATTGTGGCAAAAGCACTAGCAAACGGAATTGTTGGACGAAAACCATTCTGGAGAGGTAAATAAAATGGCCTTTAAATTACCTGAAAATAAACCACAGATCCCAAAGGACACGCCCCGGAATTTTTTCCTCTACGGTGAAACCATGTCAGGTAAAAGCTACCTTGCAAATGAGTTCCCGGCGCCTATCGTCTTAAATACAGATGGTAACGCTGAAGCGAATACCGTCCCTTCAATCCAGCTTGTGAATGAAAAGGACGAACAAGGGCGAATTACTAAAAGCGTCATTTCTCAAATTGGTGAAATTCTTTTGGCCTTACAAACTCAAAAGCACACATACCAAACCGTGGTAGTGGATGTTATTGATGATGTGATTGAAATGATCAAAATTGCCGTTTGTGATGAATTGACACCGCCCGGAAAGCCCCGCTTGAAATCCTTGTCAGAAATTCCTTACGGGAAAGGGTATGACTTCTTCAATCAGGCGATCACTGAAATGGTAATTGACTTAAAGGCCCTTCCTATGAATGTCATTTATATCAGCCGGCAAGTTTCCGAATATGATGATAACGGCAACGCTACCAAGGATAAACCAAGCCTTAAGGATAAGTATGTAAACCTAATCAATGGTAATTCTGACTTGATGATCCACACCGAAAAAGTAGGCAATAACTACAATAGGGAAGTGGAACGCAAACGCAAAAAATATTACATGGATCAGGTTGATGATAAAGAAATTTTGAAAATCTTATCAACAATCCGCGGGGCATTGGAACCAGCAAAAGCACCAAGCAAGCCGGCACCAGCCAAAAAAGAAGAAGTCAAAAAAGAAGCACCGAAACCACAGAAACAGGAAAATGTTTCTGAAGATGATCTTTTCTAATACAACAATTTTAAATAAATAATTTAAACACAAAAGGAGAATTAAACAATGAGTTTACTAGACATTGCACAATCAATTAAAAAAGAAGGGTTTGACCCTCGGAAAGACAGCGCAAACGGCCCGGCACCAATTCCAGCCGGTGAGTATCAAGCCATTCTTAAATCCGCACAATTCAACGTAGCGGAAAGCGGATGGGAAAGCCTACAATATCGCTTCGAATTGCGCGGGGGTGATTATGATGGCCGGACTGAATATGTTTCATTCGGAACGCTTGACACCTGGAACGGAAAAGACATTGGTTGGTCAGTACAGCGTACTATCAAATTCTTCCAAAAAGCTTTGGTCTTTGCGGATGACGCACCTTTAAAATCTGACTTTGAAGATGGTAAGGCCCTTGAAGACGCCCTTAACCGGAAAGCGGTAGGAACATACTATACATTGGAAATTATTGAAACAGAAAGCAAGGGTAAAACATACCGCAATTATGACCTTGATGAAGCTGAAGGCCTGCCAGACACAAGCGCTATTGAAATCAATGAAGAAGATCTACCATTCTAACATTTAGGAGTAAATAGGAATGGCTAGCATGAAGGACTACGCTTTACAATATCAAAAGTTAGGTTTTGCCGTCATTCCTATCAACCCTAAAAATAAAAGGCCTATGATAGAGTTTGCGGACAAGCCAAAAATGACAGCGGAAGAAATAGCGGAATTTTGGGACCAGCACCCAAACGCTAACATAGCCTTAAAGACTACTAATTTCTTTGTGATTGATATTGATAAGCACGGAAAAGAAAACGGTTTTGAATCACTCAAACGCTGGAAGTATTTAAAGCTGATTGAACCGACCTTACAAGCCAAAACGGCCAGCGGGGGGAAGCATTTATTCTACTTCAAAAGGGAAGATAGCCCAATCAGTCAAATGATTGGCTTCCTCCCTGGAGTGGATATAAAAGCACATGAAAATAATTATGTTTTAGTGGCACCTTCCGCGACGGATAAAGGAATGTATGAATGGGACTTGGAGAAATCAAGCGAAGGCGGGACTATGGTAACACCTTCAAAAGAATTGATCCAAGCGATTAAGAAGACCTACCAGAAAACACACGGGTATAATTCGGAAGGGCTAAGAAGCCTAAAAGAAAGAAGTTTAACCCGTGACCGGAACCAAACCACAGAATTATTTGAGACTATCGCGGTTGGTTTTGGGGATGAAGGCGGACGCAATGACAAATTAGCTAAGTTTGTAGCCGGCCTACTATTCCGGGCTGTGGATGATGAATATATCCTAAGACTTGCAGAAATCGCAAACGGAAACAGTATGAACCCTTTACCTGATATTGAGGTAAGTCGGACAGTAGAAAGCATGATCAAGAAAGATAGGAGGGGGTGAGAAAGATTGGTAATGTCGTAAGTATAGACAAAAAACCTAAATTAGTTTTAACGGCTAGCGGGGATATTAAAAGCACCAGCCCGGCAAACGTGGTGATGTCCTTAAAAGCAGATGAACAATTAGGCCAGTATTTAAGGCTGAATGACTTCTCCCAAGAATATGAACTTACGCAAGAAATCCGCCTGGGGAATACCACATTCCAAGCCGGTGAGTTGCCCGCTAGTTTTGTAAGTGTCCTTACAGTTTATTTTGAAAATAATTTAGGGGTTGTTTATTCGCCCAACGCGATGAAAGCCGGCTTGGAAACCTTCTTTTCTGAACGGTCCTACAATCCGGTAAAAGAATACATGGAGCGCGTGGCCATGAAATGGGACGGTAGAAAGCGAATTAGAAAAATGTTTCAGCATTATCTGGGCGCTGAAGATACCGAACTAATTTCAAAAATCGCGGAAATGTGGCTAGTCGGTGCCGTGGCAAAAGTTTATGAACCATTCGTGAAGTTTGACTACGTTTTAGATCTTGTAGGTGGCCAGGGGGTTGGTAAAACGTCCCTACTTCAAAAAATCGGGGGGCAATGGTACACCGACGCCGTGACAGATTTCAACAATAAAGACAATTTTGACATTATGTTAAAAAGCCTAATCGTCAATGATGATGAAATGGTTGCAAGTAACCGAATGTCATTCGCGGAAACAAAAGCTTTCATCTCTAAAACCAGCTTACGTTACCGCCGGCCTTATATGTCCAAGACGGAAGAATTTGCGAAAAACTTCATTCTTGCCCGGACCACAAACCAGCGGGAATATCTCAAGGATAAAACCGGTGAACGCCGTTTCCTTTCCGTGATGGTGGATGGTGCAAGGCAGAAAAAACACCCTATGGAAATTGAACAAGCTACAATAGATCAGATTTGGGGAGAAGCTGTTTCAATTTATAAGGAAGGCTTTGAACTGAAATTTGACGCTGAAACTGAAGAAGAATTAGAAAAATACCGTGAAAACTTCATGTATCGGGATGAAGTTGAAATACAGGTACTTGATTACCTTGAAATGCCTATTCCTTCAAATTGGGAGAAAATGACAGTTCAAAGACAGCACCAGTACACCGCTTCCTGGTTTGATAATTCTTCAGAAACCGAATTTGGGACGGAAGAACTCAAACGAGTTTCAACCCGCGAGATCATGTATAACTTATTCATGAAAAATTCAAATGATCGGAAGCTTTCCGCGAAGATTAATTTGATTATTGATCATCTCCCAAATTGGGAGAAAAAAGCTTATAAAGCGAATGGGAAAACTATAAAAGGCTTTGTTAAAATTAAGTAAAATTTTATGACTTTGTGAAAAAAAATTACGGTAACCGATCGGTAACCTACGGTAACTTTCGGTAACTTTTGGGGTGGAGATCGGTAACTTTTTGGGAGATCGGTAACCTTACGGTAACCGTGAAAACCCTTGATATTACTGACTTTATTACTATTAATTATATAAAAGTTACCGAGTTACCGTATTTTATAAAAAAAGTATAAAAATATTTATAAATAATAAGAAAGCCTATTATATCAACGTTTGTTAAAAATAAAATTAAAAAAGTTTTAAAAATACGGTAACTCGGTAACCCGGAAAATTTCACAAACTTTTTGAAAGGATAAATATGGAAAAAGAAAAGAGTTTTGAACAAGTAATTTCTGAAATGATGGAAGAAGATTTGATCCATCAACCGAACCATTACAAGGGCAGAAATGGGATGGAAGTCATTGACGTGATCAAGAATTTTGCACCATGTCCGGAATATGCTGAAGGGTTCTTTTTTGGAAATGTCGTTAAGTACGTTTTGCGACATTCACAAAAAAACGGCCTGGAAGATTTGAAGAAAGCCCAAGTCTTTTTAGGCTGGTTAATTGAAGCCTTGGAGGGTGGACATGGACAAGAAATTAATTGAAGATACAATTAAGAAATACCAAGATTAGTTGGATGATGAAGAACATTTCAAACGGTTGAGAAATTTCTTTCCCAAGACGGCTGTACAACAACGGAAAGAATGGATCAGAAAAAGAATTAAGCAATTAAAGGAAGATTTAAAAAATGCAGATTGATAAAAAAGTAAGTGATTTACTCTTTAACACTAAAAACTGGTTTTTGGCGCGTGGCATTGATCAAGGCGACATTGACAAGCAAGGCCTAAAACTAATTGAAGAAACCGGGGAACTGGTTTCAGGTTATCTAAAAGGGAAACATGAAGTCATAATGGATTCTATCGGTGATGTCGCCGTGGTTGTCGTAGGCTATGCTATGATGGCCGGCGTCAATCCGGAACAAGTGTTTTTTACACAAAAAGAGGATTACAAGCCTTTCAATAATATTTCTACTCTAATCTGGATGTTAGTGGACAATGCCTTTCAGGCTAAAGCGTCCAAAGATTTAGGGATTGAAACGGGTATCCAATACAGCCTTTCAAATATTATTTTCTATTTGGAAAGTATTTGTAAGGAACTGAATTATGATTTTGTGAGTTGTTTTGAACAAGCCTATAACGAAATTAAGGACCGTAAAGGGCGCTGGGTTAATGGTTCTTTTGTGAAAGAACAAGATCTATAAAAAAAAGAGTATATGCGGATGAAATACAGGGAACAACTACAACATGAGATCGACCAAGCGGAATCACAGTTAAAGAAACTGGAGAAGTCGGAGCGGTCCAAAATGAGAGAACGGAACAACTTGAACCAGGAAATTTTGAAAATCCTATTGAAGAAACAAGGAATAGAAAAGGAATTGAAGAAAAAGAAAGAGATTCTACGGTATTTGTCAAGTATGACAATGATTTTAAATAATCAAAAAAGGAGAGATAGAAAAGAATGAATATACAAGAGTTGATAAAGAAGTATGAGGAAAAACATGAAACTGTTTTTGGCTTCCCGGTCATCCAGCTCAATCAAATTTTGGAAGATTTACGGCAACTAGACGAACCGCAAAAAGTCCAAGTACCGCAGTTTGTGGCGGATCTGATCAAGTATGCAAAGGAACACGATTGGGATCTTGAGGACACTTTCCAAGACATAGCTGGTAATGACGGTAGTTCGGATATATACCAATGGTATTATACTAATAGTGATAATATGGACAAATTTGCCCGTGCATGGCTGGACGGCTACACAGTCGAGGAAGAAAAGCGGTATCGGGTGAAAATGAAGAATATACATAGTTATTCATCTATATTAAAACTTGATGACATCACTGGAGAATACTTCTTCGGAAGTGAAGTACAAATGTGTGCGTCATCAAGCGACCACACCCGCAAAGAGCTTGAAGAAGCCAACTTCGGCTGGGTGTTTGATTGTCCGGGAATGGAAGTTGAGGAAGTGGAAGGATGACAGAAATTAGATTACAAAATCCATACGTTGATGATGTTATCAAGGTGAGAGAAAGCTATGGACAAATTGCTAAAATGCTAGAATGGCAAGCGCGAGGCAATATAGACTATCTCCAACTACTTCAATTCGAGCCAGAAGAAAGATTGATTACTATCAATCCTAAACACTTTGCAAAAATTGAATTTAAACCCGAGGAGGTGGAATGATGAAACCAAAAAGATACCCTTATAGCGGGAAAATAAGAAACCGCGAAAAGACAATTTTAAATGTTGGCTATATCAGTGCTTCTAGCATAAAATCAAACAATTCTACCATCACAATCAATGAGGGAAAGGTTTTTGTTAATGGTGAGAACATTCGGTTAAATAAAGGGGTGGAGTAATGAATAGAGAAAAAAACTACGCCCTATACAGAGGGGAAAAATTTTTAGGAATTGGAACAAAGAAAGAACTTGCTGAATTGTTGGGCGTAAAAGTAGAAACAATAAGTTTTTACGGTACGCCGGCTTATAAAAAAAGGATAAACCAGGCTAAAAGCCGGCGTTTGGTTTGTATAGATTAGGTGGTGGAATAAATGGCACTTGTATTTGTGAGATATTCAATAAATGGCCAGCACGGAAACGGGCGTATTATCAATACTAATAATATTGAATCTATTTTTAAGCTAGGGGACAGGGTTGAACCTAAATTTAAAATGTTTCTTATGAATGGTGAAGTAATTGACTTTAACCAGCTTTATTATAACGGTAATTTTGTAAGTATTCACACAATGGAACAACTTTACAAGCTTTTATCAAAACTAGACAGCGGGATAATTCAAAATGGAGGGGAAACATGAATTTATCAGATATTATTTTCTTCATCTTTTGCGCCCTTTGGTCAGTAGGCTTTATACTAGCTTGTCTAGTGGCTTTTAGTTCAAGGGGGGAATAAATGAGTATAAAAGAAAGTTTTGCATTCTCTTTTGCTGTTTTTCTTGTAATTGTGTTTGGTACCAAAATTATAAGCCAAAGTCAGAAAATCGAAAGGCTTGAAAGCCAGCCTAAAATAGTTGTATATGAGGTTAAAGGTGCCGGGGGTGTAATTGACCATCCTGGAACAATAACCGCTAAAAACGTCCTAGAAGGGCGTTATACAGTGACCATAAGCGGATATGGTAACTTCCTAGTAAGTAAGGAGCAATATGACAGCCTAAAAATTGGGGACCCAATGCCTGAATATTTGAAAGGAATCGGGAATTAGTGAGTAACGCTGAAAAATTTTTCAAGTTTTATGAAGAACTAGCTTCAGAATTTCCAGATCATAAAGGATTTATAGAGACCCTTGGAGTGAAATCAGTTGGATGTTTTAGGCAAAGGATAAACAAGTATAGAAAAGCGGGGACAGTTCCCCCGCCTTCTATGCTGAAATCCTTTAAAAATGTAATGGATCCAAACTTTTTACTAGAGTGTATGGATGAATACATGGACGATTACAAAAGTAACGATACATGGAAATTTGATAATATCAAAATGGAGTTTGTCAACAATTACAGAAAAGAAGAATCTGAAGAAGTTAAGCAGAAAAGAAGAACGAAAAAAAGGGTAGTCGCGAGGCACTACTTGGAAAAAGCTTGGAATGTGGAAGAATGAATGTTACGCTCGCAAGCCCTGAAAAGCTCGTAAGTGATAAGTGTATCAAAAATAAAAAAATAGAATGGAGGTACTCCTTTATACTGAATAAATCTAAAAAAGGGGCGTTTGATACACGCGCCCCAAAATTAAAAAAAGCCGGCCTACTGCAAACCGACTTTTTGGAGTTATGAAAAATGAAAAAATAGGAGATAAATATATTATAACATTATTCATAATGAAAAGGGGTTCGGGGGAATTGGTTAGTAAGGCACAGGATTTACTTGATGAATTGCAAAAATTGGACATTGATATTAAAAGCCGGATGGATGAAATCAATGAATTGGAAGCTGGGCTACTATCAAGCCCGAAATTTCAGGTTGATAAAATATCTGGTGGAAAAGGCCGTAAAATTGACGACGTGTACACTCAATTAGTGGTTATGAAAGAAGCAATAGAGCAGGACACTACTGAAATTATTAACAGAAAGTTAGAATTAAGTAGAAAAATCAACCAGTTAAAAGATCCCAAACAAAGAACGGTATTAAGACTTACTTATATTGTTAAAAAACACGTTTTGGATATTTGTAACGATTTGGACGGTATTTCTATACCTACTTATTACCGCTTGAAACGGTCCGCGATTGATGAACTGGATAGAATTATTAATGGTGATAACGTTTGATAGTTGCCGGTATAGTTCAAATTTCATATATTTTCATTGTAAAGGCACGATTGTTTCAATGTGATAAAATGTTAGTATCAAGTAATGGGGATAAATCAGAAGGATTTATCCTTTTTTTGTTTAAATTTTACCAGAAAGGAGCCAAAAGATTTTGGAAATGACGGAAAGGCAAAAGATTTTTGCGGATCATTATATCATTTCATTGAACGCTACGGAAGCTTATTTGAAAGCTTATCCAAAAGTTAAGAATGGAACCGCTGAAGTAAATGGTAGTAAGTTACTAAGAAATACTAAGGTAAAAGCCTATATAGATGAACAGCTTGAAAAACTTAAATCCGAACGCGTCGCGGATCAACAAGAAGTGTTAGAGTTTCTAACCGCTGTTATGCGTGGTGAAGTAACGGAACCGCTTTTGGTCCTAGACGGTGAAGGTACGCAAAAGGTAGTGCAAGCAAAACCATCAGTGGCAACTAGACGGGCTTCCGCGGTTGATTTAGGTAAACGGTACGGCTTATTTGTGGATAGGCAGGAAATCACTCAACGGGTGGTAGAAATTGAACTAGGTAGCTGGGACGATGAAGAAACCACAGATTAAAATTAAAATTAAAAATCCAAGCCGGGTTTTTAATAAGCATATTTACGACAAATTAACCGACTATAGCACTTTTACAGAAATACACTACGGCGGGGCTTCCAGCGGAAAAAGTCATGGAGTAATTCAAAAAGTAGTTTTTAAGAGCCTTCAGGCTTGGAAATATCCAAGGAAGGTTCTTTTTTTGCGGAAAGTTGGATCAAGTGTTTATGATTCTATCTTTGAGGATGTTAAACAATGCTTGGAAGCCTGGGGCCTACTTGGTGCTTGTAAGGTTAATAATTCCGCTTACCGTATCGAATTACCAAACGGCGCCCAATTTATTTTTAAAGGGTTAGACAATTCGGAAAAAATTAAGTCCATCAAGGGTATTTCTGACGTGGTTATGGAAGAAGCTTCAGAGTTTACCTTGGATGATTACACACAGTTGACCTTGCGTTTACGGGATAAGAAACACCCTAACAAGCAGATCTATTTGATGTTTAACCCGGTTTCTAAGGTTAATTGGGTATATAATGCCTTCTTTGTGAAGAAGCCTAAAAATACCGTTATTTATCAAACGACATATAAAGACAATAGGTTTCTTGATGATCTCACAAAAGAGAATATCGAGGAGCTAGCAAACAGGAACGAGGCTTATTATAAAATTTACGCTTTGGGTGAGTTCGCAACACTGGACAAGCTTGTATTTCCAAAGTATAAGAAGCAACTCTTAAACAAGGATGAACTAAGTCACCTTCCGTCAGATTTTGGCCTTGACTATGGTTTCATCAATGACCCGTCAGCCTTCATGCACGTCAAAATTGATGAAGAAAACAAGCGTCTATATATCGTGGAAGAATACGTTAAGAAAGGCCTTACGAATGACAAGATAGCGGAAGCGATAAAGGCACTTGGATATGCTAAGGAGATTATTAGGGCTGATAGTGCTGAAAAGAAATCAAATCAGGAACTAAGAAACCTAGATATTCCACGGGTAATTGACGTTATAAAAGGCCCTGGGTCAGTCATGCAAGGGATCCAGTATATTTTACAATATGAAATCATAGTTGATGAAAGGTGCGTAAAGACCATAGAAGAATTAGAAAATTACACCTGGAAGAAAGACAAGGCTACTAATGAATACATTAATGAACCGGTGGACAGCTATAACCACTGTTTGGACGCTGTACGCTATGCGGTTCAAGATCGAATTTTCCAAAAGAAAAAGGAATTGGATGTTAATAAGACGATTTCCAAAGTAAATCGTTTGTTTAGAAGGTAGGTAAAAGATGGATCATGTGAATGAATTTGAACACGGCTTGGATATTGAAATTTCAACCCGTAACGATAGCTTGCAATTTAGTAGGCTAGCCAATGAGCAATTTAGATATTCTTCCGCTGAAGAATTGCTAAACACAGCGGAAGGTAAGAAAGCCTTCCGGGAAATGCTGACAACATTTTTCGATTACCAGAAAAAACGTTTACGGGTTTTAGATTCGTATGCTAAGGGTAACAATTACAGCATTTTAAGCGGTAAACGTCGAATGGATAAGGAAAAGGCTGATTACCGAGTGAGACACCGCTGGGGTGGTTATATTTCAGGTTTTGCTACTTCCTACGTTATCGGTAACCCTGTTACCGTGGGAATTATGGAAGGCGGAAACAAAGACCAGTTACAATCAATCAAAGAGATTGAATGGAATAATGATATTAACGCCCTGAATGGTGATTTAGCTTTTGACGCTTCTGTTTATGGCCGTGCTTATGAATATCATTTCCGTGATCGCGACAATATGGACCGAGTCGTTTTGATTAGTCCGCTTGAAATGTTTGTGGTCCGAGATTTGACCGTGGAACAAAATATTATATGCGCGGTCCATCTTCCAATTTATAATGATCGGGTTAATATGACGGTTTATACTAAAGATCAAGTGATTAAGTATAAGCCATTCACTTATTACAGCCCGCGCCTTATCTTGGATGAAGCAACAAAACATAACTATAACGACATTCCAGTTGTGGAATGGTGGAACAATCGTTACCGGATGGGTGACTATGAAAGTGAAATCTCCCTGATTGACGCTTACGACGCTAGCGAATCAGACACCGCGAATTACATGAGCGATTTGAATGACGCTATGTTGTTAATTAAGGGGGACTTGGAAGCTATTGGGGCAACGGCTGACAATGTGGCCAAGATGAAGGACGCTAATACGCTACTACTTCAAACGGGAATTAGTGCGAACGGTCAACAAACGACAGCAGACGCCGGGTATATTTATAAGCAATACGACGTACAAGGCACGGAAGCTTATAAAAACCGTTTGGCGAATGATATTCACCGCTTCAGTCGTATTCCTAACCTTGATGATGATCGTTTCAATTCCACACAGTCCGGAATTGCCTTACTTTATAAGATGATTGGGCTTGAACAAGTCCGAAAAGACAAGGAAACATACTTTACTAAGGCTTTGCGTCGTCGGTATGAGTTGATCAGTAACATTCATAAGGCTGTAAACGGTCCTAAGATTGAGGCTGACAAGCTAACCTTCACTTTCCATCCGAACTTACCACAAGACGTTTGGACGGAAATAAAAGCTTATATCGAAGCGGGCGGGGAAGTATCGCAAGAAACCCTACTTAATAACGCAAGCTTTACCGACTATGAAACGGAAATAGACCGTATCAAGAAAGAGGAAGGCGCTAGCGATTTTGAAAGAGCGAAAAGCGTAGGTATCACGGATGAACTTGAAAATAGCGGACAACCGGAAGTATAACGCGGAACGCAAGGCACAAAGCGCCCTAATGAAGCGAGATTTAGACCGTGAAAGGGCCTTGGTTGAAATTTACCAGGAATCTTATGACCGTTTACAAGGGAAGATAGACCGGTTTTATATCAACTATGCAAACCGTGAAGGTTTAACCAAACAGGAAGCTATGAAACG